CCAAAAGTTCTACACCATTCTAAAGGAGTTCTTCCTCAAGTACAAGAAGCTCCCCACTGATGACCAGCTTCTAGAAGAGGTCAGGGGGGTAATGGCATCAAACGAACTTTTTGCTGATTACAAAGAAGAGTTATCGGAGATTAACAAACTAGATGTTAAGTCTATCGATAACGGAGATTACTATCTGGATTTGGTAGAGGAGTTCGCGAAGCAGCAATCTTTGAAAGACGCGATTCTTAAATCTGTAGACCATCTAGATAAAAAACGTTTTTCCGCCATTGAAGAAGATATCCGAGCTGCTCTTACTGTGTGTAGGAATGTAGATTTGGGTACGGACTATTTCTCTGATGTTAGAAGTAGATGGAACCGTTTGAAGGATTCATCTGTTAATGCCAAATTCCGCACCCCGTTTGAAACTATTAACGAGGCGTTGGAAGGTGGGCTAGCAACTAAAGAAATGGCGATGGTGGTCGCTCCTCCAGGAGTTGGCAAATCCTTGTTCTTAGCGAACCAAGCGGTAAGGTCAGTCTTGGATGGATATAATGTAGTATACTTATCTCTTGAAATGTCTGAGGATAGGGTTGCTCAAAGGCTTGATAGTATCTTTACTAGAATACGCCAAAAGCAACTCGCAGGGAGAGTTAACGATGTGGAGGAGCGCCTTACCACTATACAGGATAAGGCAGGGCAAACGGTAGGGAAGTTGGTGATTAAGGAGTTCCCTGCAAAACGATTGACCGTGTCAGGCATAAGAGCCTACCTGAATCAGCTCAAGAACCACCAAGATATAGAACCAGATGTTCTTATTATTGATTACCTGGAATTACTAGGAAGTGATTCATCCGTCGCTGAGTATCAAGCTCAGGAGAGGACGGCTCAGGAGTTGCGTGGCTTGGCTACCGAGCATAAGTTATTGGTTTGGACCGCTACGCAGACTAACAGAGAAGGTAAGAAAGTTAGCATTATTACTGATGCTGAACTGGCAGACTCATACGGTAAGATTAGAGTATGTGACCTAGTGTTCTCCATCAATCAGAATGAACAAGAGTTCGATAATGGAGAAGCACGTTTATATCTTATGAAATCTAGGAACGGGCGTGCCCGTTTTATCGTACCTCTAAAAGTGGATTATTCGAGATTAGTGGTATCCCAACAATCAGCATGACACCAACAAAGAAATTTAAAACATATAAACATCCTATGGAAGTTTATACAGGTATAAAGACCTTCACTATAGAACAGAGAGCGTTAACTAAGGACAATTTATATGGATGTGTGGAGTTTCCCAAATCACTCCTGACGATTGACCCGAACCAATGTGAAGCAGATTATAAAGGAACATTGTTACATGAGATTTGCCATATAGGATTTGAGATATTCGGGCTCAACGACGATGATGAGATGCCGCAAATGGGTAATGAGTATTTAACGACGGTCACTTCTAACATGGTACAACAACTTTCTGGGCTGAACCCAGAACTATTTCAGTTTATTTTCAACAATGAATGACATCGAACTTACTTACTCTAAACTCAGTGATACTTATTTGGACATTACTAAGTCCTACCTCACTATAGATGACAGCAATGTGGAGAAGGCTCTACTTCAACACACTGGAGTATACGCCTTTTTTGGCGCGGTCTTAGCACATGCTAAGAAGAAAAGTAACGCCGTGGAGTCTGAATACGAATACGAAGAGGCTAAGATACGGGAAAGCAAGAGGAGGGAGATGCAGGAGGAAGGCAAGAGGGCGACTGATAGAGCTTTAGATGCTTATGTAAAGACAGTCGAGGAGCTTCGTATCCTCAAGCAAAGTGTGAATGGGGCAGACCATAGATACAATCTCGCCAGGAACATAATGCACGCACTAGACCACCAGAAGGATATGCTTGTTCAAATCTCTGCAAATAAAAGAGCAGAGGTGAAATTAGTTGGTGATATTTGATAGTACCGACTATAATGTAATGTGGGTGATTGACCCTAATAACGATAACTGGAGACAACAATGGTTAACTTAGACGAACTTAGAAAAAAATACGAACAAATTCAGAATGCTAATTCAGGGGGCGGTAACAACGACTTCCTAAAGAAATTTTTTATGATGGAAGAGGGTACCTCAGTGGTACGTGTTCTTCCTGCTGGAGATACTGAGCGCGAGTTCTACGCTGAAACCGCGATTCATAGAATTGATGATAAGAATCACCACTGCCCTAGGGTTAAAGGTGAGGATTGCCCAGTCTGTGATTTATATTACAGGTTGTGGAAATTGGACGATGAGAGTGCACATGACCTCGCTAGGTCTATTAAGCCACGCAAGAGATACTATCTCAATGTTGTGGATAGGCGCGATGGAAGTGTTAAAATTCTATCGGTTGGCATGAAGCTGTTCGGTAAGATTTTGGACTGTTTCTTTGATGAGGANTATGGAGATATCACCGACCTNAAAGAAGGATGGGATTTCAAGATTGTAAAAGACACTCAAGGACAATGGCCAAATTACGATAAGTCCGCACCTAAACCAAAGCAGGTTAAGGCTGGTACGGAGAAAGAGCAGGCGGTATGGATGGATGAGCTTCATGATATCCATGGTCTTATAAAAGTTGCTTCTTACGATGATTTGAAAAANATGGCTATGGAGATGGAGGCTATTGTAACTGACCGCCCTAAGGAGAGGGATGCCTCTGATAACTCTTCTAGCTCGGATGGTGATGAGGATTATCTGGCTCACTTGAAGAGCCTTAAGGTGGACTAGTGAACGAGGACAGAAAGCTAAGAATCTTAGCTTGTCCCGCAAATGAGGGAGGATGCGCGTACTATCGTGTCATCCTCCCGATGCGCAAATTGGCAGAAAAGTGCGGAGACAAGGTAGAGATACGGAATAGTCTGAATCCTTTCAGTTGGGAGAAAGGAGGAAAACCCGAGTCTCCCCCAGAGTGGACCCCCGAGGACTTCGAATGGGCTGATGTCGTGTTCACTCACAACATCCACAATTTCGGAGCGGCGTATACGATTGCCATCCTTCAGGCGGCTCACGAGCATGGGTGCATAACNCACTATGATAATGATGATTTACTTACTGACCTTTACGNAGGGCATAGACTGGAGGGTTTATACAAGGAGCACAAGTTGGACGAGGCAACNAAGTTTATTTACGACAAGGTTGATGTTGTATCCGTTACCCAGAGTAAGTTCGCTGAAAGGGTTGCTCCTTATGTGAGGCATGCTCTGGTCGTTATAAAAAACGCGATTGATTATGATATGCCGTGTTGGAACCTTCCAAGACAGAAGCCTCCAAAGAGGGACTTCTGTAGGGTTGGATGGGTTGGAGGTATCCACCACGAGGAAGATGTAAAGGAGTTTCCAGGAATATGCATGGGGGTTAATAATAAAGTTGGCGCTGAGAAGGTTCACTGGGGATTTTACGGAAGACCTCCTGTCCCCATTGATGAGAAAACGGGACAGCCTAATCATAAGGATTGGCAACAAGATGTCTGGAACAATTACCAGAAGTATTTAACTCATGGAATAAGGCACAAGAACTGGCAAGTGTTTGGAGCCCTCCCAGGAGATGATTATGGAAGATTCTTTACGCAGATGGACGTTGCCATAGCTCCTCTACAGTTTAACAACTTTAATGANTCTAAGTCGGACATTAAGGTTGCAGAGTGCGGTAGGTACGGGATTCCACTGGTAGCAACTGATTGTGGTGCCTATCACGAAACGATTGTTAACGGTGAGACGGGATACCTCATCAGCCCTGACAACCCTCGCTCTGAGTGGGTTANGCATCTAGGAAGAACNGTTAAGGATAGGAAGCATAGGGAGGAGATGGGGAGGAATTTGAAAAGTATTACAGATGAGGCTTATGATATAAATAAGCATATTCATTTGCGGTTAGACCTCTATGCAGAGGTTATGAAACAAAGGACGGAGTACATCAAAGCCATACGGGAGATGAAAGAAAAAGATGCCAAAAATAGCAAAGAAGATAAAGATAGTTAGTGGGTGGTCACATCACGGTGGGTCTACTGTAGCATTTGTTAGGTTGTGTAACGCATTGAACGGTGCGGGGTACGACTGTACTTTCTACGGTCCACANGANTGGCACCTGCACCAGTGTCAGGCGGCGAAGATTGANGAGTTTGTTCCAGAGCCAGACGATACAGTTCTGTTTCATTTCTTGGATATTAAAGAGAGAATCCCACATGTGAAGGCTCAGTATTTGGTACTCCACGAGAAGAGTGGCTATCCAGTTGGGGACAGGTATAAGAATCATGATAAGGTTATTTTCTTGCACGAGCCTCATAGGGAATGGCACAAAACCCCCAAGGAAAACTCGCTTATCATCCCTAATTTTTTCGAGGAGTTCAACAGAAAGAATCCTGGGGAGAGTAGAGGAGATGTTGCAGGTATTGTAGGAAGTATAGAGAAACGGAAGAATACACACATTGCTATAAAACGTGCTTTAGAGGGAGGGCATAAGAAAATATATTTGTTTGGAGGCATTCTTGATAAGGATTACTACACCAAAGCTGTACAACCTTATATGGAAGAGAACCCAGACACTATTGTGTACAAGGGATTTTCTGAGAGCAAACAGGCGATGTATGACTCTGTGGATGTAGTATATCATTGGGCAGTGGAAGAGATTGCATGCTTCGTTCTTGGAGAGTGCAAACTTCAGGGGATACCTTGTGATTTTGGAGNAGGNACTGAGGATTATGAAGTCTATTCTAATGACAAGGTGCTTGATATGTGGAAAGAGGTGCTGGGATGAAAAAGNCCAAGCTAGCGGTCTTGACGCATGTTAGAGACGAGAAAGATATGCTNCCGTTATGGCTTGCTC